TTTAAGCATTGTGTGCCCCTGTTCTGTTTGTTGTTGTTATGCAGTTAAGTCTTCGGTTGGAATACCTACAACTTGTAATGATACTGAACAAGTTTGTACGTCTGCACCTGAACCTGTAATGCTTGGATATTGTGGCAATACAAAACCAGTTAATGTTACACCAGTTCTTAATGTCATAATAAAAGCAATTGTAGTATCTGGGGCTGACTCTGTGCCGTCCCATAATACTTTGTACAAGCTGTTTGGTGATGCGCCTGCGTCATTTAAGAACTCTACGTCAAGTGTAACGTTTGAGTCTATGTATTTGTATGCTTTGCCTGCAAGGGTGTCAAAAGTTAATCTTTCTGTATCAAAGTTAATAGCAGAAGAAGTGATTTGTTCTGAGTAATTAACGCCGTTAACACTTAGAGTTAGTTGACGACCACTTAAAATAGTTGTTGCCATTTCTTACCTTTCCTAGCCTGTGTAGGCTGTTTGTAGTTGTATTTCAGCAGTTAATAGATCGGTACTATTAGTGCTTCTGATTCTTGGGCTACTTACCGATAATACTATAAAGTTTAACGGAATAAGTCCTAGAATTGTTTCTATATCGTCTTCCAAGTTTTTTAGCGCGCTTGGGTTAGAATACGTTGTACTAACAACTTCTAATGTTAGTCTGACGTAATAGTTTTTGCTATTGCCTATAACTATTGGTTCTAGGTATGGGTCACTAGCTAAAATTAGAGCTGCTGGTGGAATAACAATATCTGGTACGTGATCGTATGCAGAATAATTTGTGTTTGAGGTTATTGCTGTTTTAAGGTCTGAACGTAGCGTACTTAAAGGCATAGTTAACCTACTTGACTATTAGAGTCAATATATTTACTTATTAAACCTGTAACTTTGTACAAAAGCGTTCTGCCCATACGATACGGGGCGGGTGTGTAGTCAAGGGCTTGTTGTGTGCCACCTGCAGCTAGTCTTGATTGGAATACGTCTACAGCGATTTGTAGCACAGCTTCTTCTACAGCTGCTACGCCGTTGTATTGGACTAAAGTATTTTCCGAAGCAATACCATTAGGAATTGAATACCTATAATCGGTATGAACTGTTGCACCTGTTGTTGTAATTCTAAAAGTATATTCATCTACTATTGCAGATATTGTTTTATTGCCATTTATGTATGCTTCAACGCCTGTTATAGCTATTGTTGCGCCCTCAAAAAATTTGTGTGGTCGTGTTGTGTGAATTGTTGTTTCTGTGGCTGTTTCTGAATAGTGTTTATCTATACCAACTTTCCATTGTATAAGAAAATCACCTATTGCGTCTTCAGCTGTGTCAATAATTGCGTCTAATGCTGTGTCATCATAAAGAGTATTTGGAACGCCAAGTACAGCTCTTAACTGAGCTGCTGTTACTAAAACTGGCATTTTATTTCCTCTCGTTTAGGGTGAGGCTAGCCACAGGGGCGAGACTAGCCTCACGTCTTAGTGGTTTATCAGGACTTGTTAAACCAGTTTGCGCCAGCTGCAATTTTTGTAGCTAGTGCGCCGTATCCGTAATAGTTAACGTCAATTTGACCTGTGTTAATTACGTTGGTACGTAGTGACAATCTTGGTGATTCGTACCAAGTGTATGAATCAGGATTCAATACAACCATTGAGTAATCGCCTAAACCAGTTCCACCAGTTCCACTTACTGAACGTGATACGTACATATCAAGTCCTGCAATTTGACCACGCAAAGATTGTGGGCTTACTGCGCCACCAGCGTTGCTTGGTTGTGAAGCTGTGTAAATTGGACGACCTGCTTCGTTGTAACCCATAATTTTACCCCATTGTTGAGGGCTAACTACAACGTTACGAGCAAAGCCAAGTGAAGCTGAATAAACAGCTGCAGCTGCTGAGGCAACGTATTCAAGAAGACCTGTTTTGTCTTCGGTTGTTGCTGTTGCGTTTAATGTACCTGCGTTTGCAACTTCGCCCATTACGTATGCGTCTGTTGCTTTTGCGTATGCAAATTCCATTTGACGAACTAATTCATCAAAAAATACAGGTGAAGAACGATCTAATAATTCAACAGACAATGTTTGTTGTCCACCAAATTTTTTAACTGCAACTGATACAAATGAAGAAGCTGTATCGGTTTCAGATAAAGCTGCTTCTTCGTTTGCTTGTGCAACTGTTGGTGCTGTTGTAATTTTAGGAATTTCAAAAGACATTCCAGCTGGTGGCAAGGTCGCACGAGATAGGGCATCTATAAATCCTCTGTCAGCGTTTGCGATTCCGTTAATTACTTCGGTTGATTGTGGTGTTGGAATAAATCCAGCGTTGTTTCCTGTGGTGTCAGCTGCCATAACATATTGACGGCTTTCGTCATTGCCTAGAGCTGCTCTTAGTGAGTGTTCTAAGTATGATCCTTTAGAAACAATTGGGCTTCTTGGTGCTGTGAAGATTGCAGGACGCGCGTTGCGTTCTTGAGCTTCAACAGCTGGAGTTGCTACAACTTCTGTTGCAACTTCCTCTACTACTTCTGGGGTAACTTCGTTTGACACGATAGTTTCCTCACTTTCTGTTGTTGGTTGTGGAGTTTCTGCGCTTGCAGCTACTTCGGTTATTTGTGCGTATTCGCCAAATGCTGGAAATGTGACGTGTGAAACTTCTTTAAGAGTTGCTTCGTTAACAATTACTTGTTCGCCTTTGGTAACGTAATCATCAATCATTGCGCCTACACTAAAGCCAGTTCGTAAACCCTCTTGTGCTTCGGCTAATGCGTCATCTCCTGCGTTTGTTCTTGCTATCTTGAATGTGCCGACAATTTTCTTGTCGTCTTCTTCATATCTTGATAATTTGCCTATTGGTCTTGTCATATCGTGTTCGGTAAAAAGTTTTATACCCTCACCGATCTTTAATGAGCCTTGTTGAAATACAACGTCACCCATATTGGTATGTCCTACTTGACCAAAAGGAACAATAACGCCTGTTAATTCACGTTTTGATGAATTAGCTGCGATAATGTCGGTTGAGAATTTAATAAAATTATTCATTTATCAAATCTTCCCTTTCTCTTGCTTCCTCTATTGTCATTACACCTAAAGGAATAAGTTTGCTATAAATGTCTGCACGTTCTTGTGCACTTGGACTATAAAATTCTTCAAGATTGTATTTTACTATAGAACCACGTGGGGTTATATCGTTATCGCTTAATCTTTGTGTAATACAAGTCATTAGTGGACGTAAAGATAAGTCAATTAGACTTCTGCGTTCAGCTGTAACGTTTGAGTATGTCATTGAGCCACCTGCGTTGCCACCTACGTAGTATTCAGGAAGATTACAAGCCCTAGCAATTTCGGAAGCCATATATTGACGTGCTTGGTTTAGCGTTAATTGTTCTGGGCTAAATCCTATGCTTTGGAAATCTATTGTGTCGTTTACAAAAGCTGTGCCACGTGTTTGTCTTGCTTCTTTCCAAGAATTTAATAGGGCTGTAACTCTTTCAGCTGGCATTGGCAAGTTTGATTTCAACACAACGTTAGGTGTTGGTTCGTCTGCAAATCTTTTAACTGCCTTTTCTAATGCAAGTGCTGTAAGTATTGTTGTTCCTGCTCTTACAAGTAGTCCCTCGTCATATCCTGTAAATGGAATTAAAGAACCTAAACCATTTTCGGGTACACGATTGCCGTCTACGCTGTAATAACGTACGTTGTGACCTAATGAATCTAAAGTTCTTGTAATACGACTTACTGAAATCCACTCAGCAGATAAAGGGCGTCCGTCTGTGCCAAGTTCTAGTATTCTTAAATATCCTTGACCTGTAAATAGTAAATCTTCTGCAAGAAATGTATATACAGATTGTCCTGTCATACGTGGGTCTGGTTGTCTAATAAAAGGTGGGGTCGGAACTTTACTGTTATTTGATTCGCGTCTAACTTCTAATGGTAATGATCCAATAGTTGCACAAATAATGTTTCTAGCTCTTGCAACTGCTGGTACTTGCATTGCTTGGGCGCGTGATACAGCTGATAAACCAAAATAGTCAAAAGGTTGGGCGTATTGTTGATAATTGTATGGTGCTACAGCTGCGTCTACTTTGTTTGCGCTGTTATCTGGTGTAACACCTAAGAGATTTTGGAAGAAGCCCATAACTTCTAATTCTTTACCAAATCGTTATAATAGTCAAGCACCTAAGCAACTACAATGTCTTGGTTTGAGCCACGTATGCCGTATTGTTCAGCCTTAAAGATTGCTAAGACCATTGAAATAGCAGCTGTTGATTGTTGTCGGCGCATAATATACCAAGCCCCAGACTCGTTTGCTTTTTTAATACAAGAGTTAACGCTGTTTGTTAAATCAGGTTGGTTACTATGGGCAAGTCTACCACCACTCATAGCTGATAATGTTGAATCGCACGCTTGGTAGTAGTCACTTCCTTTAATAACTTCTGCGTTTATGCCTGCTTGTCTTAGTTTGGCAACAACTGAGTCACCACTAAACCTGTTAGCTACTATTGCTTCGGCGTTGTAATGTTTAGCCCACTCGGATACACGTCCAGCGATAATTAAATCATCTATTGCGTATTCTGATTCAACACATTCCATTAAACCTACTGCTATTGATCCGTCTTCAAGTATTTGTGTTCCTGTTAATGCCCAATTTGTTCGTTCTGGTGATATTTCTAAACCTAACCAAGTTGATCTATCTGGTTTGAGTTCAAGTATTGGTTGCATACAAGAGTTCCAAGAGCCAAGTGCCCACGGGCTGTTCATTGTTGTTACCCACATACTTAAACACTCGGTCATAAACACTTCTGTTGGGTCTGACATTCTGGCTTTAATAGCTGATATGTCAATAGTGCGACCAAGTGCAGGGTTAGCTTCTTTCCAACCCTCTATGTCGTTAAGTTTTCTGTGTGGTGCGGCTGACCATTCCATAAAGTTAATATCGTCATCTGTATCTTTTTCAATTTTGTCTAATGCGCGTTGTCTTAGGTTGTTTAGTACTACGCTTTGATGATCACCTGCGTTACTAATGAAGAATCCTTGC